TGATCTAGAAGCATCCGTTAAAAACGAAAACGACTTAATCACTCGTTATCGAGAGATGGCTATGCAGCCAGAACTCGAAGCTGCAGTTGATGATATCGTTAACGAATCAATTGTGCACGACAATGCAGGTCGTTCTGTCACAATTCTTTTGGATGATCTTGAACAACCAGACAATGTTAAAGACATGATTCGCGAAGAATTTGATAATATTCTTCGCATGCTTGATTTTTCAAATTCTGGTTCTGACATTTTTCGTAATTGGTACATCGATGGTCGTCTATTCTATCAAGTATTAATCGACGAAAAGCAACCAAGACTTGGTATTCAAGAATTGTTATATCTTGATCCACGAAAAATCAAAAAAGTTCGTGTTGCTGTAAAGAAAAAAGATCCAAGAACTGGGATCGAAGTAAACGCTGGTATCCAAGAATACTACGTCTACAATGAAAAGGCTTTGGCGCAAGGTCAAAGCATGATCAGCAATTCAACACAGGATTCAGGATTAAAGATTGCATACTGTTCTTTCGCACCTTCACAAAGCGATAAAGCCCCTCAACCAGCTCCGAATGGTTGAGGACGCTGTTGTTATCTATCGTTTAAGTCGTGCACCAGAACGTCGTGTGTTCTATATTGACGTTGGTAACATGCCGAAGGTTAAAGCAGAACAATATCTTCGTGATATTATGACTAAATTTAGAAATAAGGTTGTTTACGATAGTTCTACTGGTGAAGTAAAAGACGATCGTAAGTTTATGTCAATGATGGAAGACTTCTGGATTCCACGTCGTGGCGAAGGTAAGTCAACAGAAATCACAACTCTCCCAGCGGGTCAAAATCTTGGTGAATTGTCTGATGTTAATTACTTCGAAAAGAAATTGTACAAGTCATTAAATGTTCCAACTTCTCGTTTGGATTCACAGACTACATTCTCTCTTGGTCGTGCAACAGAAATCACACGAGATGAGTTGAAGTTTAGTAAATTTATCGATCGTCTACGGTCAAAATTCAGTATTCTGTTTGATGAATTACTATCACGTCAACTTGCCCTCAAGGGTATTTGCTCTCTTGATGAATGGGAAGAACTAAAAGAAAAGATTCACTACGACTTCTTAAAAGATAATAACTTTATCGAACTTAAAGAAGCTGATTTGATGACTTCTAGAATTCAATTGCTCAATCAAGTTGATCCATATGTTGGAACATACTTCTCAAGAGCATGGGTCAAGAAGCATATTCTTCGCCTTAATGAAGAAGATGTTGAGAAAATGGGAGAAGAAATTGCAGCAGAACAAGCAGATGAACCTGCTGTTCCTGCCGTTTCTGCTCCTGGTATTGCTGATGTTGGCGCACCAACTAATGCTGCTCCTGGTGTTGAAGCACCAGCAGACATTAATTCAGTGTTTCAACAAATTACTAAATAATTGGAGATAAATTATGTCATCATTAGATATTGTAAATGCTGCATTAATGGGAGATAAAGAAGCCCTTGTTGCCGCATTTAATTCTGAAGTTGCTGGGCGCGTCACTGATGCGCTTGAAGTTAAAAAAGTAGAAATTGCATCAACAATTTTAAACACAGAAGAACCAACGAATGAAGTTGAAACAACTGAAGTCGAAGTTGACGGAAGCACCGATGCCGTCGACACCGAATCCGCTGAAGGATAATTCAGCGAAAATTTCTGCTTTGGTGCGCGCTGGACTTTTACAGTCCAACGAATTGCCACAACTTAAAGTTGCATTAATTCGTCAACAAAAAGTTGGCGATGTTGCAAAGTTATCTAAAGCACATAGAGATGTGATTGCAAAATACAATGCAGGATTATCAAGTGCTGTTCTTGGATCGCAACAATCATTCCAAGCTGTTCGTAGAAATTTAATGAACGGTGTTGAGATCTTAGATAAAGAACAAATCTCAGAATCAATCAACGAAAGTATTGATCCGCCAATGATGCTTGTTCTAAAAAGAAAGGGCGTTCGTATTTTCCCAGATGGGCAGCGTGTTGCATTGTATGTTCACGAAAAACTAGGTATCACATTCAGCGTTCCTTATAAACAAGGACAAATGCCTGAAGTGATTCCAAACGTCACTGCAGAAGAAACTGAGATCATGGAAAGCCTCGAGCAAGTAGCAGCATATGCACAACAAGAGCAACCAAAAGCATTAGCAAAACATATGAAGTTTGCTGATGGTTCTAAACTTAAAGTTAGTCACGGTGCAGCAAAAGCCATTCATATGGTTCATGGTGCATTGAATGACGAAAATAAAAAGAAGTTTGCTGATATGCTCACGACTCCAAAAGGATTCGAAAAGGCAGCACATTTCGCATTAAGCAAAGTTGAATACACGATTGGTGGCAAATGAGCATTGTATCACAAGTTGTAAGAGAAATCATTGCTGAAGCAAACGTCCAGAAAATGGGTCGTAAAAAGATCATTCGTGCAAGAGTACGTGGTGGTAAAGTTCAGCGAAGAAAGGTTGTGTCTGCAGTAAAGGGCTACACTATTCGTAGTGGTAAGTTGATTCGTATGTCACCAGCAGAAAGTCGTCGTAGAAAACTTGGGCAGCGTAAAGGCAAATTAAAGAGAAAAGCCAAGTTGGCTCGTGCTTTAATAAAAAGAAAGCGTTCACTTATAAAACGCAAATCATTGGGGCTAAAGTAAATGAAACTAATCACAGAAAATCACATTTAATCACTTCATTGAAGCAAGAAGGCAATCAATGGATTGGTAAGGCAAAAATTCTTGAAACCCCAATGGGTAAAATCGCCAAGTCCTTAATGGAAGGCGGTGCAACCCTTGGTGTATCATCACGTGGCATGGGCTCACTTAAAGAAGTGAACGGTGTTAACGTGGTTCAAGATGACTATTATCTAGCCACAGCGGCTGATATTGTAGCGGATCCATCCGCACCTGGTGCTTTTGTTCAAGGTATTATGGAAGGTAAAGAGTGGGTTTGGGATAATGGCAAAGTCAAAGAAGTTGACATCAATGCCTATTATGAGCAAATTAAAACGGCAAAACAAAAGCAAATAGATGAAGTTGCATTGAAGGTCTTCTCGAACTTCTTGTCAAAACTTTAAAATTTATAAATAATATTACTTCTTTAGGAGTTTAACTACAATGGCAAAGACATTATCAGAATCCGCTGCTGAAATTCTAAAAGCATCAATGAATGCTGCAAAGGATCCAATGCAGAAACCAGAAGGCGAGATGGTTGATCTCGGTGGCGCAACAGCTGAAACCCCAGATGGTGGTGAAGTTGGTAAGAAAGTAGCAGCAGCTGCGGGCGAGGCATCAAAGCCAGCCGCAAAGGGCGACGCAAAGACTGCAAAAACACAGGCTATGGAAGAAACAGAAACTTCTGAGACTGCTGAAGTTGTAGCAGAAGAGTCTTCGGAAGAAGAAACTGCAGAAATCTCAGCTGAAGCAACTGAAGAAGTTGATGAAATTTCTGAAGAAGAACTAGTTGAAGCCAAGAAGAAAATGAAGATGGACATGGTCGCCAAGCATAAAGGCTCAATGGTAGAAGATGTCGACGCTCTCTTCAATGGCGAATCACTATCAGAAGAATTCCGCACAAAAGCAACAACAATTTTTGAAGCAGCTGTTCAATCACGTGTTGAAAAGATTGTCGAAGATGTTATTGCTGATAACGAAACAATTATCGCAGAAGCTGTAGAAACAATCAAGAACGATCTATCAGAACAAGTTGATCAATATCTAAACTACGTTGTTGAACAATGGGTTGAAGATAATCAAGTTGCTATTGAATCAGGTCTTCGCGCAGAACTCGTTGATGACTTCATCGGCGGTCTAAAGAATCTATTCGCTGAGCACTACATCGAAATTCCAGATGAGAAGGTTGATGTAGCAGAAGAACTAGCAGTTAAGGTTGTTGAACTTGAAGAAAGCCTAACAGCCGCTGAAGAAGAAGCAGCATCAAAGATTAAGTCTTTGACTGAAGAACTAAATGCTGCAAAGAAGCACGAAGCAATTCGCAAGATTTGTGAAGGTCTAACTGAAGTACAAATCGGCAAAATGATATCGCTCGCAGAGGGCGTGGAGTTCACCACAGAGGGTGAGTTTAATAATAAGCTCGCAGTAATTCGCGAGAACTATTTCCCAGCCAATAAAGTGATGAGTGAGGTTAAGGCTGTTGAGGAAACGACGGTTTCCGAAGAAACCCAGGAAGTAGCACAAGTTCATGGTCTAATGGCACATTATGTTAAGTCTCTATCAAAAACGGCTCCAAAAGCCTAATTTAATTTAACTGAGGAAACACTATCATGTATATTAACGAAACATATGCAAAGAAGTGGGCACCAGTTCTTGATCACCCAGAACTCCCAGCAATCACAGACAACTACAAGCGTGCTGTTACTGCTCTCGTTCTTGAAAATCAAGAGCGTGCTCTACAAGAAGAAGCCCGTTCAATGCAAAACCTATGGGAAGCATCACCTGCTAACGCAATGGGTGCTGGCGTAAACGGTCTCGCATCTGCATCAGGCGCAGTTGTTGCTGGCTTTGACCCAGTTCTAATTGGTCTAGTCCGCCGCGCACTTCCAAACCTAATGGCTTATGACATCTGCGGCGTTCAGCCAATGACAGGTCCAACAGGTTTGATTTTCGCAATGCGCTCACAATACGCAAACGCAACATACGTTACAGGCGAAGCACTCTACAATGAAGCAAACACTGGATTCGCTGGTGTCGCTGGAGCTGCTCCACTTGCAACATTGAGCGCAAACATTGCCAAGTATGAACTTGCAAACACTGGTACAGGCGATTCAACAGCAAACTTCGAAGACAAGACCCTTGCTTACATGGGTTTCCAAATCGATCGCGTTGCTGTAACAGCCAAGTCACGTGGCTTGCAAGCAGCTTACACGCTAGAACTTGCACAAGATCTAAAGGCAATTCACGGTCTAGACGCAGAAACAGAATTGACAAATATTTTGTCAACTGAAATTCTCGCAGAAATCAACCGCGAAGTTGTTCGTACGATCTATGCAACTTCAAACGTAGGTATCGTAAGTGCTGCAACAGCAACAATGAACCTAAACCTCGATGCTGCAAACAATGGCACATCAGGTCGCTGGCAAGTTGAAAAGTATAAGTCAATTTTGTTTGCTGTTGAAAGAGCAGCTAATAAGATTGCTAAAGACACACGTCGCGGTAAGGGTAACATCCTCATCCTATCAACGGATGTTGCATCAGCTCTTGCAATGACAGGTCTTCTAGACTACAACTCAGCATTGTCAAACAACACAAATCTAGCAGTTGACGATACAGGCAACACATTCGCTGGTACACTATTCGGTCGTATCAAAGTTTATGTTGACCCATATTCTGTAACTGGCACAGACTACGTTGTTGTTGGCTATAAGGGTGCAAATCCTTATGACGCTGGCTTGTTCTACTGCCCATACGTTCCGCTACAAATGGTACGCGCAATCGACCCAACGACTTACCAACCAAAAGTTGGATTCAAGACTCGTTACGGTCTCGTTGCAAATCCATTCGCAACAGGAGCAGGTCTCGGTGTACTCGCAAACAACACGAATATGTACTACCGTCGCTTCCAGGTTGAGAATATCAACCAGTAATAGTTATTACCGACTGTATAAAAACAATAAGGTAAAAAACTGGAGAGGGGGCTGCAAAGCCCCCTCTTTTTTTTGTATAAATAATTGTATCCACCAAGGAAATGGCTCATCAATCTGCAAATTTTCCTGGAATATCACTAACAGAAATTGTTCGTCCAACACCATTTATTGATTTGTATCATCCTGGAGAGAAACTCATCTATGATACATTCAATGTAACGTTCTTGATCAACGAAGATCTTGAAACGTGGACTGAGATTCATGATTGGATTCGAGGACTAACCTTTCCAACAAACTTCGAAGAATATGTGAATTTATCAAGACAATCACCTGGAGTCGTTGCAAGAAGCAATCTTACAAGACAGCCACCAGTATATTCTGATGCGTCATTGACATTCTTCACAAACAAAAATAATCCAAGTTTCAGAATTAAATTTGCTGATGTGTTTCCTACAAGTCTTTCAACAATCACATTTAGCACTGGCGACACTGCAGAAAATATCATGACGGCAGACGCCACGTTTAGATTCTCTTATTATAACTATGAGAGAATATAGAGACTTAAAGTATCCCGCCGAAACCAGACATAGGTAGTATACTGGTTAATTTGAGCAATAACAACTATACAATAGTTTGTTTTTTTGAATTGATTGTTATATGATATTGTCATGAAGATAGAAACACCTCCTCTCGAAGAATTAATGCAGCAATGGGAAAAGGATTCCGAAGT